TTCCAGTCCTTCTTCTCCGAAACTGTCTTGTGTTTCGAGGTAGGCGACTGAAATACCTCTTGTGACCTTTTTTAAGGTTGTCAGGTCAACCGTGAACCCCGTAGGGTTCGCCTTGGCTATCTCGAGAATAGCCGAGATTAATTGTTCCATAATATAAAGAACTTATGCGGACGTCACCCGCGTTTGTTATGACTCTGCAAATATACAGAAAAGTTTGTTACTAACAAACTTTTATTCTCTATATTTTAGTGGTTTCTTATTTTTTCTTCCAGTTCGTCATGCTTACGAACTGATTCATCCATGCTGTAAAGAGCATCCATCAGGTTACCTTTCCGGACGGCATCTTTCTTTGTCATGTCGGAGTTGGCGAGGGTATCGAGTAGGCGCAGCTGAGAGTCGAAAACATTGTTTCTGATGCTACCTTCTTTGCCGGAGAAGACACGCGGGAACTGATCTCCTAAATTAATCAGGCAACCGGTGATAAACCAATACATGACTATTTTCTGTGTATCCGGCAAATGGCGAAGCAATGCGGCGTCTTTATCCAGGCGATTGATGTCGAATGTTTTTCCACGGTGCCAGAGGCAGGCTAACAGATGATTGATCTTTTGCGGATCTTGCCGCATGGCATCCCGGTAGGTCTGCATATAAATGAATTGTTCGAATGTGATATCGTACAGACCATCATCAGGACCGATGAATTTTTGCATCCGGATACGTAGAGTAGGATAGGGGTTGACAAAACGATCCGGCTTGATATAGTATTTTGGAGCAATACCATATCTTTGGTTTTCCCGTTCAACCAAGAAATGGAATAGATGGGCCAAGCTGCAAACTTCTTCCGGAGTGAGCAGGTATTTCTTTCGGCGAACACGAAAGCTCACGTTCTCGCTTTCTTTACCGACGGAGATACGCACCTGATCACCATAGATCTTACGGTGTCGGCTGACATGTGCCTTTAGGCAATACAGAAGCATGTAGATTTTTACTTGCTCAATAGAGACATCGTTTTGCGTCAGCTTAACCAGGTATGTCATTTCTTTATTGCTCAGTTCGTCCCATCTTTCGGGTAACTGATACTTGTCGTCGTAAATCTGTATTTGATGCATAGTTATGATATTGAGGTGAATACTTTCTTTTCCTTAGAGTTAAAGTTTATGGCCGTAGATGGCTTGTTTACTCCCAGATCTTCAGCATTGGCATTCAAGAAGCTGTTTATCTTACCGGAATAATAATCGGCTTGTTGGGCAAAGAAATTGCCTGTTTCCGTGCTGTCCTGATAGACTGGCCGGAGAATCGGTTGATATTCCGGAGTACCGGATCCGGTTCGTTCCTGGCGTGAAGTCTGCGAAGTGTACAGTTCTGCAGATTTGTTTGCCAGGTATCGGATTACATATTCCTGCAGGATCTTGAACTTTGCGTCTTGGTCAGTCATGGCCAATAGTCGGTTATATAAATCATCCGTCAGCATTTCCCGAACATGGCGTTCCTGAAGCTGACGGATAGTAGGCAGCATGGTACGGTAGGTTAGGGTAGAGTAGTCGATATTCACTAACCCGATATCCTGGTATTCCTGAGCCGACCGGATGAAACACGACACTTGGTTAGTGATACTGATATGATCCGCATAATTCGGATATTTCAATTTGTTGCGTTCCAGATAATCAAGCAGACGATCAAGAGCTTGCATACCTCGATAAAAGAGACTAACCTTTGCTGCGGCGATTTTTGCTTCATTGGCAGGTGAACGTTTACCTTGTTCGTTTTGAACCGTTATACCGCTATCTCCGAAACTGATACCAAGTTCATCGGTAGCGAGTGCAAGGGTAAGCGGACCGAGGCAGCGCAGGATCTTGTCTTTGAGCGTTGTGTCTTCGCCGGTACTGGCGATATCAATGATCACATTGCCGACTTGTGGCTCGATGTAGATATCGAGCGCATCGTTGATATATGGCGATACGGACTCATAAGGTATCGCTGCATTGATTTTGACAACCGTTTTTAAGGTTTCAATGTCGGGGATGATAGTACTCATTGTAATTGTTTTAATAGGACTCCGAAAGGCAATGAAACCTTCCGGAGTTGGTAATTCTTTTATTACTCAATTACGAGTTCCGAGGCTGCAAACCATTCGGTTTTAACTTCACCGTTTATCGGTTCGGGGGCTGTTACTGCGTATGTCGTTGTACTATGCAAGTATTCGCATTTTGCAGTTATAGTTCCTGAAAATCCCGATACCTTACTGCGAACTTTGTCGCCTAACTTAATTTCAATCATATATTAATATGGATTTTACAAAGCCCTTCCAAGGCTATTTCATTCTTTTGTTTCCGGTGTTAAACCTGTATTCTTTACTGCGCCTGTTCCCTGATCTAATGTCGTCAATTGGCAGTTTGTGATGGAGAAGTAGATATCTTTCGGCCAGTCATTGATTGCCTTGGCAAAATAAAGCGGCTCCAGTGTGGCTTCCTGATACATTTTCATAAGCGCTTGTTCGATGGTAAACAGTTCCCGGGCCTCTGTTCCATTGATACTTTTTCCCTTGCCTGGTGATGCACCGATAATTGAGGGATGCACGCCCATGGCGTAACAGATGGTGTTGCTTACTTCTTCGCTGTCTTCGATATATTCGCCGCCGATCTGTTGGTTGGTTAGTGGACTAATGATAATGTCTTTATCCTCGAATCCTTTGATCTTATCATAGCGAAACTCAGAGACAAAGGCTTTGCCGGCATTTTCTTCACCTGCCAAAAAGTCGTTCATTTCCTTCAGGAAGTCTTCACGGCATTGGGTCTTTTCGTCGTCGGTAGTGAGGTTTTTGGCCTTATAGAGCTTTTCCCAAAATGTATCTTTTATGTAGATTACATATCGCAAGGTCATTTGATTTTTTATCAGAGCCTTTTTATATACCGGTATGGCAGAACTGAAGTCATACCATCCGGAGGCAAAGACAGACCACCAATATGGGCGGCAATAATAGAATCGTCCGGGCGTATTGATACGAATGTTGTGGATGAAGTTACGTTCTTTGCATACTTCTTTTTTGCCGTCTTTATTCGGCAACTTTCCCATACGTACTTTCAGGTCCCGCAAAGGGCTTTGCCTGTCGAGCAATGGCGTTGCGATAACGTCGGTGGGCGTACCTTTATTCCATTCAGCCGAATAGCCATGCCATTCGCTTTTTCCGGTTTTCTCGTCGATCTTGCTGATCCGCGAACAAGTCGTCTCTTTCGCTTTGATCTGCACAATTTTGGGCGGATTATTGTTGTCACACAGGTATTCGACGTATGAATCGTAGAAGATTGCCAGGTCATTGGCGACTTCGTGCCGAATGAGCGCGTAGTTATTGTTTTCGATAAATTCAAAGATATCGGGGTGCTCTTCCGGAAGAACTTCTTCTTTAACGATTTTATTGGTACCGGAATCCCGGTACTTACGGTAGACCATTACTCCATCACCGTAGATAACTTTGTTTTTAAATTCGATATTACTGCCTACAGTGACGTTATGACCTATCTTTTTCATGATGTCGTACATCATGTTATTATTTCGGCCACGGGGCACAAATTCTATGGGTGCGCTCTTGCCTTTAGGTACGACCGGAATGGCGTTAGTTTCCCTGTCGGTGACGATATCACTGTTATCGCTGAACTTTATAATATCCTTGCCGCCTTTAACGACTCCGTATGTACTATATCCAGGCTTTTTAAGTTCTACTTTTTGCATTAGAAATACACTTTGAGGTTATTAATCCGGGTAATTAGGCAGCGGCGGATCTTTCGAGGGCTGCTTTCTCCTGCAGGCAGTACGTTGATGGTGCTGCCTGCACTGTGAAAAGATGTGAGTACAGCGCGTTCGTAAGTGACAAGCTCACCGGTACTACGTTTACAATACTGTAATGAGAACTCAACTGGTCTTCCGTTCCGACGTTTCTCCATGATCTCAGTGATCTTACTTTGATGTATGCGATCTAACATATAGTATGATGCCTATAATGATGGATAATAAGATGATGCCGATGGCTATACTTCTTTCAATACCTGTTCCGGACTCTGTTTTCTTTTGGCTCTCCTGTTGAGTGTATTCGTTCGAGGATCCTGTATCTGTTTTCTGATATGATACAGAGTCAGATGTTTGAGACGAAACATTCTCTTGCTGTTCAACCTGCTTCCGGATCTCGCTCCCCTCGACTTCCAGTTTAGATGTCGGGGGTAGCCCGGTAACAGGATCCGTAGGCTTCGATGTGTCGAAGTGCCAGGTGATCTTCCATTTATTACCGTTGATATCGGTTTGCGTCTGGGCTTGGCTGGTGATGCTGCCATGAGCTTTGCTTGATAGTCTGACACTAACGCTATCTGTCTGTTCAGATACACGCACAGAAGAATGCTGAGAAGCAGAGCGACAATTACACAGCAGTAGGGCAATAAGTATTGCCAGGCTAATGGGCTGCACATAGTTCTTTAGGCTTTTCGTTTGGTACATGATAGATCCGTACATTTATAAGGCTTAAGTTCATTACAGAGCTTCCGATTGTTATCTACTTCCGATTTAATCTTTTCGATTTCAGAGCGTAGTTCCTTACGTTCGGAGCGCATATCGTTAATGTCTACACGTAAGTCATTGATAAGACCTTGATACACATCCTGCATAGCTTTCATAGCATTGGCTTCAGCTTGCTTTTTGGTGTACTTCATGGTGATGATAGCTGTCAAGAATGACACAAGACCACCACCTAATACGAAAGTTAAGATTGTTTGGGTTAATGGGTTCATAGCTTCTTTTTTATGCAAATGTATCACCTGGGTACGTGTCTGTAAAGGACAGGGCGCAGCCCGAAGGCATCAGGGAGGTACCCCACGCGAGGGGCGTTCTGAGGGGGGGGAGTGCAGCATATTAGAGGAAAAAAATCTTTCGGTCTGAAACTTTTTCTCAGGGCGATGCGGGGTCTTCCGACAGAAAAAGGGGAAAATTTTCCCCTTTTGAACTCCTTTTTTGCTAAGGTACAATTACTTAGATTTTTTTTCATGGGAATACCATGAGATTAAAAAAAATCGCCCGAAAAATGCACCGGCACAAACTTTTGTCGTGATCGCAAGCTGTGACGAAAGTTTGTGCCGGTACATTTTTCGGGGTTTCCCCCTCACATTCACGCCTTTGGCATGAAAGAGAGGTAGAGCGGTAAGCGTAGACGCTTCTGTAATCTCCGTTTCTTTTCCGGAACTCCCTTATCCTTTCCTATCGTGCACGGCATATCTCGCCTTTTGCCCCGCAAATGTAGGTCACCGGTCTGAAAAGCAAGATTAAACGCTGTTTCGGGCAAAAAATCTCCACCTTACAGGTAGTATTCAGGCGTTCCGTTTTCCCGAAAATCTTGCTGTCATTCATCCTCGGCACCTCAATTATTGCGGTATCAAAAGGCGAAACATACCGCGCGCGACAGGCGACGGAATAAAAAAAAGTCGTTCCGGGAAACGGAGAAAATTCAAAAAAGGCTCACACCCGACGGCTCAAAGTTCAAGAATAAACTAAAATCTAAAGTTATGGCAGCAAAAAGAAACATTCCCGAGGCATGGAAACAACAGTGGTCTAAATTCATGTTCAACTTTTTTGATTATTTACCTACAAAGTACGAAGCGAACAAGCGTGAATGGGCTATCAGAAAGATGATATGGGACTTTAAAGACGGAAAGCGTAGTGTATCAGTGGCGGAACTGATAGCAAAGAAGTTACGGTCACAGTTTGGCGCAGATTGCGAAAATGTAACGTTCGTATGCGTTCCTGCAAGTTCTGCAGAGAAAAACGAAATCAGATACAAGGTATTTGCCGAGGAAGTGACACGGCTAACAGGCTGCAAGAACGCATACGGGGCAATCACTATCGAGGGCGGACGCTTGGCGATCCATGAGACGAAAAGCAGTAAGACGGTACAGGACGTTGAAGTTATTAAGTTTGATAAAGGCTTTTTCAATGGTAAAAGAGTACTCCTTTTTGATGATATACTGACGCAAGGTCATTCTTACGCTCGCTTTGCTTGTGCACTTGAAAAACTGGGTGCAGAAGTGTTAGGCGGCTATTTTTTAGGGAAAACAATTTTATCTTATAACTCATAAACGCATAACAATGAATACTTTATTTGACAATGATTGCCGCTATATGAGCGACAGAGAACTGATTTACGAGATTACCAATAACAGGCAAATCGTTTCAGACATCGAGCGGAACAATGGAGGCATAGACCTTGATAAACTGTTTGCATCCTTGACGCCTGGACGGAAGAAAGTTGCTATTGCAGCAGTAGAAATGTATAAGAGACAGCAGTCTCTGCAGGTTGAACGCAGGCAGATTTTTTCAAGCAAGGATGTGTACGAACTGATGCAGCCGTTAATCGGTGACTTGCGCAATGAGGAATTTTGGATAGTGGCAATAAATAATGCATCCCGAATAATCAAGAAAGTACAGGTTTCGGTCGGTGGCATAGATCAGACCTCGGCAGATGTGCGGCTGATCATGCGAGTATTGATAGAGGCAGGAGCATCACTGTTTGCAGCGGTACATAACCATCCAAGTGGCAATCCCAAGCCGAGTAATGATGACAGAAAGTTAACAGAACAGCTAAAGAAAGCAGCGGATATATTTAATATTCGGATGATGGATCATGTGATAATAACCAATCAGGGATATTATAGCTTCTGCGATGAAGGACTCTTATAACGGGGTGGGCGTGGGTGGCGCCCATTCCGTTTGCTCGCACGCTCGCAAACGGAATGGGACCCGAAGCGGTATTTATGAGTGATTTTTACGT